TGTCGTAGCCGGTCGTAAAGGTGATGACGGCTATGTGTTCGAAGATGCAAGCGCGATTCTTACGCCAAACCAATGGGCAAAGAAGGCTCTTGAACTGTATCGCTACTATCAGGCGGACCTAATCGTAGGAGAGGTGAACAACGGCGGCTTGATGGTTCAGACAACGCTTTTGAATCAAGCCAAGAACGCACCATTCAAGCAAGTGACAGCAACAAGAGGTAAGGCAATTCGTGCTGAGCCTATCTCAATGCTGTACGAACAACACCGCATTCACCACGTTGGAGACAAGTTGGGCAAGCTGGAAAACCAGCTATGTGAGTTTGACCCCTCTAACGTCAGCAAGAAGAAAGCGGTAGATGACCGTTTAGATGCCTGTGTTTGGGCTTTAACGGAACTGTTCGGAGATCAGGTTGGAGAACCGCAATTATTCTTTCTCTGACACTAAATAAGGAAAACAGCAATAGGAACACCGACTAATGGCATTCAACGTTCGAGCAGCAATCACCGCTTTGTTCAGTCAGAAGCAAGCAATCGACATTACAAACCCTACGTCACTCGCTCTGATCTTGAACAACAGCGATTTCAATAACGACGTTGGATTCATAACGGTCAGTCAGGAAGCATTTGAGCGAAACGTCATCACGTATCGCTGTATTGAAATGGTCGCTTCCGCTATCGGCAATCTTCACTGGACACTTAAGAACAAAAAGACACAAGAAGCGATTGAAAGCCATCCGGTTCTTGACTTGCTTTCCAATCCGAACCCTCTCCAGGGCAAGGCTACGTTCTTTCACAACGTCCAGGCTGACAAGATGCTTGATGGAAACTACTTCATCGAGATGGTTAAGCCTAACTTTGATGACACACTCCAAGTACCGAACAATAAACCACCGTTAGAGCTTTGGGCACTGCGTCCAGATATGGTCACAGTCATGCTCAGCCAGAATCGTTTGCCAGATTCCTATAACTACATGGCTGGCAACATGGGTGGTAAGCCAAAGGTATTCCCTGTCGATCAGCTTACTGGTAACAGCAATATCATCCACGGCATTAGCTACTCACCACTACGCGAGACACAGCGCGGACGTGGTTTGTCACCTGTACGAGCAGCTTGGCTCGCAATCCAGACACACAATGAAGGTCAGAAGTGGAATCGAGGCTTGTTGAAGAACGGTGCTCGTCCATCTGGCGTATTGGCAACAGATAAGAACTTGGATGCAGAACAGATTAACCAGTTACGTTCAATGATGGAAGAAAACCACTCAGGCGGTCGCAACGCCGGCAAGACGATGGTTACTGCCAATGGATTGAAGTGGACGCAGGTCGCTATGTCACCTCAAGACATGGACTTCAACAACGGTAAGTCTTCTGCTGCTCGTGATATCTCTCTGGCACTTGGTGTTCCTCCAGTTCTATTGCACCTACCAGGAGACACTGCTTACAACAACGTCAGCGAAGCACGTGTCGCGTTCTATCAAGAAACAGTCATTCCGGAAGCTAACTCAATCCGTGACGAACTAAACCGACGCTTGGTTCCTTTGTACGGTGACAACCTTTACCTCGATATCAACCTCGACAGGATTGAAGCACTGGCACCAGTACGCAACGAAAAGTGGACGTTCATCAATAACTCATCATTCCTTACACAAAACGAGAAGCGCGCCGAGATGGGCTATGAGCCTATTGAAGGTGGCGACATGATCCTCGTTCCTACAAACATGATGCCTATGAACGAGCCTGTAGAAGATGGAGAGCTTCCTAAAACAGACAAAGAGCCTGGGGATAATGAAGCTTCAAATGAATGAAGCCATCACAGGCGACCAGGCAGCGTGAACGTCTCGCACAGTTAACACTGCTTTCCACGTTTGAAAAGCCTCTTGAAAAGAAAGTCGCTCGGATCATAGCTAAGCAAGGGGCATCTGCCGCTGCTTACTACCGTGACCATAGGAAGGTCACATATCAAACGCTCGCTGCTCACAAGATGGACTTCCAGAAAGTCCTCATCCCGTTCTACACACGTGTCATCACAGCGTTCGCTGCTCGTATACGTCGTTCAGTCAAGAGCACAGACACTTTCACCGACGTAATGAAGCAATGGTTGATTAAACGAGCGCTTGAGACCGTAGAGGACATCGATGAAACAACGTTAGACATCATCAAGACGGCTATTTCTCATGGTGTTGAGCAAGGATGGACTACAGAAAAGATAGCTCAAAGCATTTCTGACGCGACGTTGTATGAGGTTAATCAACCTCGAGCGCGTGTCATTGCTCGAACGGAAATGCATACCGCTGCACAAGAAGGTCAGCTTCAGGCAGCTAAAGCTACAGGAATACAGGGTCTCCAAAAGACCTGGACAGCCTCAGGGGATAACCGAACTCGTGACGATCACGCCGAGGCTGACGGACAAACGGTCGATATAGATGATGACTTTATCGTGGGTGGTGAATCTATGAGCCGCCCTGGCGATGGTAGCGCCGAAGAATCGATTAACTGTCGATGCGTCTGTGTGTTCTCCCGAGGTAATCGTGATGACACATAAATATCGACATGGACAAAAAGAACAAGTCAATCCATCTAAACATTAAGGCTGATTCCGTTGGCGACGACGGCACGTTCGAAGGCTACGGTTCCGTATTCAACGTTCTTGATTCCTATGGCGACAAAGTCGTTCCAGGAGCATTCGAAAAGACGATCAACGAACGCAAAGGAAAGATCGCCCTACTTTGGCAGCACCAACCAAGTCAACCAATCGGCGTTTGGTTGTCAATGTCAGAAGACAGCATTGGTTTGAAGTGTAAGGGCAAGCTACTTGTAAACAGCAATGTGCCGAAGGCTGATGAAGCGTACTCACTTCTGAAAGCTGGTGCGATTTCTGGCTTAAGTATTGGCTACATCCCAGTCCAACAGGAAACAGACAACAAGACCGGCATTACAACGGTTAAAGAAGTAAAGCTTTACGAAACATCACTCGTAACGTTCCCAGCAAACGAGTCTGCAACGGTTACACAAATTCGCTCGGCATTTGACGAGCTAACTGAAGAACAGCGCATCAAGACGCTGAACTTCATAAATACCCTCACTAAGTCACTTGAGGACGCAACGAGCCGCCAATGTTCAGAGGCATCTGAACAGAAACACTCGGAGGTACCACAAGCCGATACAAATACTGATGAGCCGCTTCTGCACTCATTGGAAATATTGATTAAGGCCATGAAGGCCTAAAACAAAAACAACAAGGAAGTTCACAAATGAGTGACGCAGTAACAAAAGCAGTAGAAACCTTGACAGGCACGTTTGAAACATTCAAAGAAGCAAACGACAAGCGCCTCAAGGCTATCGAATCAAAGGGATACGCTCCTGCAGACCTAACAGAAAAGGTCAGCAAGATCGAAGCAGACCTTCTAAAGCAAACACAGAAGGCTGATCAGCTCGCAGCAGCTCTAAACCGTTCACCAGCTCCTACAGCTGAGACACGCGAAGAGAAGTTGGAGAAGGCATACAAGCAGTTCGGTAAGGACTTGGCAGAAGGCAAGCTAACAGAGCGTGCTATCGCTATCGGTTCTAACACAACTGGTGGTTATGCAGTTGAATCAATCGTTGAAGCAGAAATGGCTCGCGTATTGAAGACAGCATCACCAATGCGTCAGTTGGCAACAGTTGTTACACAGCGCGCTGGTACTTCAGCATACGTCAAGTTGGTCGCACAGAACGATGCAGCATCTGCAAACACAGGTGAAAACGCATCGGCACGTTCCGACACAAACGCAGGCACAATGCAGAAGGTTTCGATTGCAACAAACACAATCGAAGCACAGGTAGTCATCACACCAGAAGCAATCGAAGACACAGTCATCGATCCAGAAGCATGGTTGTTCCAGGACGTAACGGAGCAGTTCGCACGTCAGGAAGGCAGCCAGTTCGTCATTGGTGCTGGTTCAAGTAACACAGCATACGGCTTCGCAGGTTCAGGCTACACACGTGCAACATCACCAACATGGGGTGACGTTAACAAGTTGGTCGCAACAGGTTCTACAGGCTCGGGTTCAGGTTCAAGCGTTGTAATCCAGTTCGACGACATTATCGCATTGACGTTCCAAACATTGGATCCACAGTACATTGCAAACGCACAGTATGCTTCAAACGCAACAACGTTCGGCACAATCATCAAGTTGAAGGACACACAAGGTCGTTACTTGGTAGACATCGGCTCAGCAGCATCACTATCACGTGCAGCTGTTCAGGGTGCTGGTGGTGACGTAACAAGCGTATGGACATGCTTGGGTAAGCCATGGAACATCCTTCCAAATATGGTGAACAACGAAGTTGCATTCGCTGACTGGAAGAAGTTCTACTACATCGTAGATCGCGTTGGTTTGAGTTCAGTTGTAGACATCTACAGCAAGAAGCCAAACACTGAGTTCTACTTCCGTAAGAGAACAGGTGGTGGTGTTATGGACTTCAACGCAGGTGTAATCCTCGCATTGTCGTAATAGACAACACTTAGAAGAGAAATGGATTAGGGCGGATTTCGAAAGGAGTCCGCTCTTTTCTTTTGCTTGGATAAATACCAGCATGAACCAATCCGAAAGAGATGCAGCAATAAAAAGGGCGATAGAACTACTGGAACAAATCGCTGAAGGGTTTGACCGATTAGGCAAGGACCTTCAAACCGACGAGCGTCAAAACAAGAAGCCAGGACCTACGCATACAAAGGTCGTTAAAGGACTCCAAACGAAATGAGAAACTTCTATTCGATTACAAAGGCACAAACTGGTGCAGAGCCATTGGCACTTAGCGATGCGAAGACGTATCTCCGCATTGATGGCACAGATGATGACACTCTTGTCACAGCATTGATTGCAAGCTCACGTTCAGTCGCAGAGAAGTACATAAACAAAGCGATTGTCCAATACACCGTGACATTGACTCTCGACTATCTTCCTCCAGGTGGGATTCTTCTTCCTATTGGTCCTGTTCAAAGCGTCACTTCCATTCAAGTCACTGATAGCTCAAACACCACTACAACGTGGAACTCAAGTAACTACGTTGTTGATACACAGGGTGGACGTATCGTTTACGTGGTCGGTGCTTCGCTACCACCATCCTATGCATTAGTTAATGGTGTCACCGTCACATACGTCGCCGGCTACGGTCTTGCGTCAGATGTAACTGGTGTTCCTGCCGGCATAGTTCAAGGGATTCGACATCTCATCGCTGGTTCGTATGAGAACCGCGAAGTTGCCGTCGATGTACCACCACTGGTCTGTGCTCTATTGGACCCATTTAAGAAGTACGTAATCTGATGCCTGATGCAAAGCTAAAACTATCGCAATTACGCTGCCGCGTTCAGGTCCAGCGCAAATCTCTCACACCTGATGGCATGGGAGGCAATACCGTTTCTTACACAACGGTTGCGACCGTGTGGGCAATGATTGAGGACTGGAAGGGCAAGGAAAACTATCGCGCAGAACGCACGGAAGGATTGGTCTATCAGCGTGTTGTTGTTCGTGCAGATACGGATGTTCAGTTGTCCGATGTCATCGTATTTCAAGGTCGCTCAATGCCGGTCAAGTATAAGACGAACATTGTTGATGGTAAGGCAAAGTACATTGAAATGCTTTGTATCGAAGGCGATCCGGTTGGTGGTCAGTAATGAGCTTCGGCATCGTTATAAGAGGTGCTGATACCGTTGAAAAGGACCTCGCCGCACTGACTGATACAACACGCGTTAAGCAAGCCGTTTTAGCTGGTGCATTAATGATTGAAAGCACCGCTAAAGAGCTTATTCAACACTCTTCTCCCAGCGGTAGAACGTACACACATGGCAGCGTAACACACGTTGCTTCTGCTCCTGGACAGCCTCCTGCTACAGATACCGGACAGCTGGTATCCAGTATTCAGCATTGGGAAAGCGACGACGGTCTGACCATCGCCGTGGGTACGAACCTTGAGACAGCTAAATACCTGGAATATGGCACAACGAAGATGCAGCCTCGTCCGTTCATGAATCCAGCCGTGGACATGAACAGAGCAGAGATTGTCGCCAACATTAAAGCTGCACTGGTGGTTAGCAAATGACAGTAGTAATCAATGACGCACAAATCGTGGTGCAAACCGCAATCTATAACGCACTAACAAGCAATTCGTACATCTCAGCGAACTCTATTGGTGTGTTTGACATGGTACCGAAAGGCACACCAACGCCGTTTATCACCATTGGGGATATGACCGTCGTTGATAATTCGACGGCTGGAATCGGCGGTCAGGTAATCACGTTGCAAATTCACAGCTGGACTCAAGACCTATCATCCAGTCGTCTAAAGACGATGATGGCGAATGTCATTACTGCATTACACGATCAAAAGCTCACCCTTGGTGCTGGCTACAACAACGTCAATACAAGATTTGTTAATTCACAGGTCTTCAAGGATCCAGATGGTCTAACACAGCATGGAATACAAAAGTTCCGTATTGTTGTTGAAAACCTATAAATAACCCCATAGCCAAAAGTTCCATGGAAGGAGTAAAAATCAAATGGCAGCACAAAAAGGTAATCTATTTCTAATCGGTGTCGGCTCGGGTTCGGGCTCAAGCATCTCATACACGAACGTCACATCTGCTCGTTCCGTGGACTGGACAATCAACAATTCACAAGTTGATGTCACAACGATCACATCAGCAGGCTGGAAGACACTCCTTCAGGGAGCCGGTATCCAGAACATGTCAATCACGCTATCTGGTGCTTGGGAAGACTCAACAGTTGAAAAGTCAGTTGTCACAGCTGCAACAACGAATGCATTCCTTCCATTGAAGTTCACAAACGGCAACGGTGATGCATTCACTGGCTCGTTTGCTGTATCAAGCTACAAGCGTGCAGGCACCTACAACGGCGAA